GCCCAGAGCGGTGGAGCGTATCATGGATGCCATGCAGGAGGCAAACATTCAGGTTATGGAGTGCCAGCAGATCCGCAAGGAAGTTATGGACACCATGGCCCAAACCGTGGATATGCAGGATTATGGTATTCTGTATATGCGGTACATTGGCGGTATGAAGTGGGAGCAGATTGCCGTCAAGATTGGGATGGACGTGAGCCGAGTATACCGGCGGCACAAAGCCGCTGTGAAAGCGCTGGACATTCCAGAAAGCCAGTGAGCGCACTGTTTCGCACTGTTTTTGATGCAATGCGCACTGTTTTGGGGGCAATGCGCACTGTTTTGCACTGTTTCGCCTGTGGTATTATTAAACTGCAGAAAGCCGCAGGACGATGGACCACACATCCACCACCCCGCGGCTTTTGTATTGCCCGGCCGCAGCAGGGGAACACACATTCATTCACCCAACAGCCTGAATGTACCAGCCGGGCAATTCTTATTTTGCTATCCTGCGGCACCGTCAGGGTCTGCACCCCGGCGGGTCATGGAATAGATATGGGTCATTGAAGCATCATCCAAACGTGCGTGGCAGCGTATCGCCAAGCGGGCACATTCCCTTCTGCCCAGTAAGCTGCTGTTGCGGGCAGCTGCGCACTGATTTTTATCACTAAAAGAAGGAGAGTTCCATTGGAACTCTCCTTTTAGGGAACATCGGTCACGCTTTGGAATCCTGGCAATATTTCTCGACCAGCATCTTGAGGAACGCCGCACGGCTCATCTCGCCGCGCAGCTGTTCAATCCGTTCAAAATCTTCTTTGCGGAGAGCGGCCGACCACTGTGAATAGGTTTTCTTGTTGTACCGGTTTTTTACTTCTGATGACGTTCTGCCCATTTGAGCACCTCCGCAGCAACATTGGCGATCAGCGACAGAACCGCAAGACCCGTTCCAAGCCAGATAAGCCAGTTCATGCCATGCTTCATCCCATATCCAAAATTATGGATGGCAAGCAGATAGGTGGACAGGAACATTAAAATTCTCATACTTGTTGCCTCCCTTTTTTCATGGTATAATAACAGGCAGGACAAGGTGAAGGAACGTTCCAGCGTTCCCTCACCCTTGCCTGTTAGTCCTTCAGGAACTGTAGAATTGCAATTATCACGGTTACGACGCTTGCGATGATCGACGCGATACTTGCGATGAAGTCTGCTTTTTCTGAGGGGCTATATTTTTTATCGTGTTTTCCCATTGGGATGTCCTCCTTTCGTTTATTATTATAGCATACTTATATAAGTATGTCAATGTTTTTGACGCGTATTTTTAACGAATGGCCAAAGATTTTGCACAGGGATTTTACAAAAGCAAAGCATGGCAGCAATGCCGTGATGCATATGCCGCCAGTGTTGGCGGCTTGTGTGAAGAGTGCCTCAAGGATGGAAAAATATCTGCAGGCGAGATCGTACACCACAAAATTCATCTGACGCCGGACAACATCAATGACCCTGCCGTGTCCCTGAACTGGGATAATCTAGAGCTGGTGTGCCGGAGCTGCCATTTAAAATTGCATGGTAACCGAAAGAGGTATTCTGTGGATGCGTTCGGGCGGGTGATTCCTCGGTGATATCCCCCCTATCAAAAAAATTTTGACAGGGCCAGGAGACCGAGGGGCAAGGTTCATTTTTCCGCTCTCGGGTGCGCAGGAATTTTTTTGGAAAGGAGTTGTGAAGAGATGGCGCAAAAAAGCACGACCCGTGCCAAGCTGCTCAAAATGGCCAAGAGTTACGGCGTGGACAAAAACGCCCTCTTTTTGCAGGCCGTCGAGCAGTACGATGTGCAGGCTCGCGTGATCCAGAATATCCGTGCCGCACTGGATGAGGAGGACGGGAAACTCGTCACCTCGAAGGAGTACGTCAAGGGCCGCGAGAACATCTATGCAAATCCGCTGGTCAAAGAGCTGCCCAAGCACGCGGACGCTGCCAACCGCACCCTGCAGACCATGCTCACCATCATCAAAGAGCTTGGCAAGCCGCCGGCACCCAAAGACCGTCTGACGGAGATGCAGGAAGATGGATAACTACATCTTTGCCTATTACCAAGCCATTGAAAATGGCAGCATCGTGGTAGGCAAATGGATCAAACAATTTTATCGCTATCTGATTGAGGGACTGCAAAAGCAGTCCTTTTTCTTTGACCAGAAACGGGCCAATAAGGCGATCCGCTACATTGAAACCTTCTGCCATCACAGCGAGGGCCGTTCGGACACCATCAAGCTGGAGCTTTGGCAAAAGGCTTTTGTTTCCGTGGTGTTCGGCATCCTGGACGGCCAAGGCAACCGGCAGTTTCGGGAGGTCATCCTGATCGTGGCTCGCAAAAACGGCAAAACGCTTTTTGCTTCGGCCATCATCAGTTATTGCACCTTTCTGGATGGCGAGTATGGCGCAAAGACCTACTGTGTGGCCCCCAAGCTGGATCAGGCAGATCTGGTGTATGAGGCTTTTTACCAGTCCACCATGGCAGAGCCGGAGCTGGCCCGCCGCCTCAAACGGCGCAAGTCTGACCTGTATGTGGAGAGCACCAACAGCAGCGTCAAGAAGATTGCATTCAATGCCAAAAAATCCGATGGCTTCAATCCTTCGCTGACCGTGTGCGATGAAATTGCATCGTGGCCGGGAGATCAGGGACTGAAGCAATATGAAGTTATGAAATCAGCCCTCGGCGCACGCCGTCAGCCGCTGATTCTGAGCATCAGCACGGCGGGCTATATCAATGAGGGTATCTATGACGAGCTGATAAAACGCTCTACCCGCTTTCTGCTGGGTGATTCCCGCGAGCAGCGGTTGGCACCGTTTTTGTATATGATTGACGATATCGACAAATGGAACGATATCAACGAACTGCGCAAGTCGAACCCCAATCTGGGAGTGTCCGTGTCGGTGGACTACCTGCTGGAGGAGATCGCCATTGCCGAGGGCAGCCTTTCCAAGAGGGCTGAGTTCATCGTCAAGTATTGCAACCTCAAGCAGAGCAGCAGCCAGGCATGGCTGCCCACCGAAGCTGTGGTACGATGCTGCGGTCCGGCGCTGCGGCTGGAAGATTTCCGGTCGAGCTACTGCGTGGGCGGCATCGATCTGAGCCGTACCACCGACCTGACCGCCTGCGTGGCCGTGATCGAGCGGAGGGGCAGGCTGTATGTCTTTGCACACTTCTTTCTTCCGGCAGAAAGGCTGGAGGAAGCCACTGCGCGGGATGGCCTGCCCTATGCGATCTATGTGCAGCGGGGGCTGCTGACCCTGAGCGGTGAGAACTTTGTGGATTACCATGACTGTTTCCGCTGGTTCTGTGACCTGGTGGAGCGGTACGAGATCCTGCCGCTGAAGGTCGGCTATGACCGCTACACTGCCCAGTACTTGGTACAGGATATGGCCGCCTATGGTTTCCAGATGGACGATGTGTTCCAGGGCTTCAACCTGACGCCGGTCATCCGCGAGACGGAAGGCCTGGTGAAGGACGGCGTTTTTGATTTCGGGGACAACGACCTGCTCAAAGCGCACCTGCTCAACACCGGCATGAAGGTCGAGGTGGACAGTGGGCGGATGCGCCCGGTCAAGATCAGCGTGACCGACCACATCGACGGATGTGCCGCCCTGCTGGACGCCATGACCGTGCGGCAGAAGTGGGCCGCAGAGATCGGCCAGCAGCTGAAAAACGAGGAGTGACACATGAATTTGTTTGAAACACTGGGGCGTTTGGCCCACCGGAGGCTCATCAAGTCTGCAGGATCTGTTTTTACGCTGCTGGATGGATACACGCCCAGCTTTACCAGCTGGAAAGGTGAACTCTATGAAAGTGAGATCATCCGCGCATCCGTCCATGCAACGGCAAACCATGTCAGCAAACTCAGTGTAAAGATTCTGGGCAGCGCTGACCCTGTGCTGCAGACCAAGCTGCGGCATGGCCCGAACGAGTGGCAGACCTGGGGGCAGTTTCTTTACCGCCTGTCCACGATCCTGGATATGCAGAACACGGCATTCATTCTTCCGGTATTCGATGATTTCGGCCAGCTCAACGGCATCTTTCCGGTGCTTCCGGCGCAGTGTGAGCTTTTTCGGAACAAAGGAGCTTATTGGCTCAAGTATACCTTTGTGACGGGAAAACAGGCTAACATTGCCCTTGCAGACTGCGGTGTGATGACAAAGTTCCAGTACCGCAACGATCTTTTCGGCGAAGACAACCGGGCACTGAACCCCACCATGGACTTGGTAAGCATTCAGAATCAGGGCATTCAGGAAGCTGTTAAAAATTCGGCTTCCTTCCGATTTATGGCGCAGCTGAAGAATTTTGCAACACCCGAAGACCTGCGGAAAGCCCGGGAAAGTTTCAACAAGGAAAATCTGCAGGGAGAAGGCGGCGGCGTGCTGCTTTTCCCGAACACCTATGCCAATATTCAGCAGCTGAAAGCCACACCCTATGTCGCCAGCACAGAGGAAATGGAGCGCATCCGTACCAATGTGTTCGATTATTTCGGCGTCAACGAAGACGTTGTGCAGAATAAGGCTTACGGCGATGCCTGGAACGCCTTTTATGAAGGGCGCATCAAACCGTTTGCGATCCAGTTCAGCGATGTTGTAAGCCGGATGCTGTTCAGCGACAACGAGCGATCCCGCGGCACCCAGATCATGGCGACCAGCAATCGGCTGCAGTATATGAGCAATACGGAAAAGCTCAATGTTTCCGCCCAGATGGCGGACCGCGGCATCATGAACCGCGATGAGATCCGTGAGATTTGGAACCTCGACCCGCTGCCGGACGATCAAGGCAAAGCGTATACGATTCGCGGGGAGTATTATCTGCTGAATCAGGATGGCAGCATGACAAAGAAAGGAGAAAACAAACCCGATGGAAAATGAGAAGCTTCTGAAGAAGCTGGCAGATGGCCGGGAATATCGCTCGATGCAGCTTTCCGTCCGCTCTGCCGACGACAGCGGCAACGCTGCCATGATCGTGGAAGGCTATGCGGCCACCTTTAACCAGCCTTATGTGCTCTATGAAGGCAAGGATTACAGGATCCTGGAACAGATCGACCCGGCGGCTTTCAAAGAATGCGATATGGCCGATGTGATTTTCCAGTACAACCACACCGGCCGCGTATTTGCCCGGACAAAGAATAACACCCTGACCTGCACCGCAGATCATACCGGCCTGAAGATCACGGCTGATCTGGGCGGCACGGAGATCGGTCGGCAGCTGTATGCTGAGATCAAGGGCGGCTATACGGATAAGATGTCCTTCGGTTTTGTGGTGGCGGAGGACAAACGGGAATCGACCGAGGATCACGAAACCGGGTTTGTTACCATGACCCGCACCATCACCAAAGTAAAGAAACTGTACGATGTGAGCGCTGTCAGCTTTCCGGCCAACGACGCCACATCGATCAGCGCCCGGAATTTCTCCAACGGAGTGATTGAAGAAATGGCAGCGGAGCGACTGCAGCGGGCAAATACCATCAAACGCATTCATCTGAAACTTTTGGGAGTGTAACACTATGAAAAAGAAGATCGAAGAAATGACCATCGAAGAACTGCGCACCCGCGCGGCAGAGATCCGCACTACGGCAGAAGACGCGACCCTTGATCAGGATGCCCTGAATGCGCTGGAGCAGGAAGCAGACGCTGTTTCCAAGCGGATTGCGCAGTATGAAGCGGAGCAGCGCCGCCGCACCATCGCTGCGAAGATGACCTCCACCGGGACCCCGGTTGAGAACCCTGCTGCCGACCCCACCGAGGATGAGACCCGTGCACAGAAGTTCAAGGAGACCCGCACCGAGACCATTTCGGCAAAGGAAGTTCGCTCCACCCTGATGAGCAGCGGTCAGCTGGCAGCTCCCACGGCCGTTTCCGGCATCAATGACACGGTTGGTGCCAAGGTTTCCAGCATCGTGGACATGGTGAAAATCGTCAATTGCGAAGGTATGCGCAGCAATGTGGTCGCTTATGTCAAGGCCGACGCAGCAGCCGCAGGCAAGCAGACCGAGGGTGCTGAGGCCGCTGTGGCAGAAGCCGACTTTGATACGGTAACCATCAACCCGGAATCGGTTGCAGTGCTCTCCTACATCAGCAAGCAGGCAAAGAAGCAGACGCCGCTGCTGTACGAGGCAAAGGTCCGTGAGCAGGCCCTTGTGAGTCTGCGCAAGAACGCTTCGGCTCTGATCACCAAGCAGCTGCAGGCCAGCAAGCTGAACACTACCGTCAAGGCAGCCGTGGCAGGCGCCAAGGGCGTT